TGTGAAAGTGTGAACAAATTATGTAACGAATATTAACAAACTATGAACTAAATAATATCAAGAAATCTTCTGATAAGAGGTTAAATAATATCATTGTATATCTTCTGAGATTTGCTATAATATAATCAGAAAGATAAAGAAAAGGAGATAGCAATATGAGAAAATCAAAAAATTGTTATAAGCTTATGGACACACATAGTTTAGTACCACCTGTGAGCATAGATAGTCATTGTATGGAAACAGTATTGTATATGGAAGAATTGTTAACACAACGTTATGGAAATACAATTGCACATAAATGTAAAATGTACAATAACGGTTATTATGGTTGTCCAGCCGACAGGCAAGGGAATCGTTGTTGCGGTGAAAAGTGGTGTGCGGAAACATGGAAACGATATGAAGCAATCATTAAGCCCGAATGGCATCACGTTAGCCTTGCAACCCTTGCAAATATCGACTTTGACATGTTAGATAAAAAGAGACAGGTATATCTTAAAGCGCACCGCGAACTAAAGCGAACGCTAGCAGACTTAAGTAAATGTAAAACAGGGCATACGTACGAAGCTAGAGCACGTAAATTCATGCGTGATATGATATCGCAATATTATGATAATGAAATATCTTATGCAATGCGCAAATACTTAGATTTACAATTATCAATGTCAAATGTTGTCAATGGTGTATGGAGTTCATACGTTGAACCCGCAACAGGTTTACATGAATCACGTAGATACAGTAGACCAACGTTAACATACTAAACTAATATCATAGCTTGCACTATTCACAATAGATTAACAGGAGAAAGTGAGGTATAAAGATGAAGTCATATTTGATTGAATACTATGACAAGTTGCTAGATAGAACAGACTATGATACAATATTTGGCTTCAGTGAATCACACGCTAGAGAACAATTCAGATATAGAACGGACGACACTAAAATTATAGTATCAGTTGAAGCATTATAAGAAAGTGAGGATTGACCATGGATGCATTAACCACAAAGCAGAAAAACCAGATGTATGACGAATTATCAGATTTAGTTATCAGATACGGAAAGAACCCAGTTGCAAGACGCATGATGAAAGCATACTGTACCGAACTAAAAAAGGTTGAAACCTCAAAAGAGCTTACAAGCATGGCGTTTGTCTTAACATCCCTTAGCTATCTTCTTGAAATAACCTTCCCAACCAAATAACAAACAATACAGCCACCAAATGGTGGCTGTATTTATTAAGAACCGAACTTCACGCCATAGCCGTATATAAAAATTTCTTTCGCAATAAGCGGATCATTATTGAAATTATATGTCACATTGGTGGTATGAATATTGTTCAATGAAATATTCTTAGCAGGTGTGGTATCAATAACACAATCTCCAAAAGGTAAAAAAATGTAAGTACCAAATGTACCATCTGTTTTGTAAGCCTTGAATGCGAACCCCAGTGGAATGACAATATCATTATCTTGTTTGCTAATTGAAATATTGCTAATGTTTCCATGCCAATAATGGTCATCCAGATTGTAAACTACGCTCACAGTGGGGCGATCGTCAATGTATTCACTAGCATATCGCACAATCTTTGTTTTCTGCAATGATGATATATCAAGCTCAATATTCTCCCCCCAACTATCCACATACTCGAACGCATTAACAACTTCATCCCTCAGCTTTCTGACACCTCTCCAGAACGCAAGGTTAGAAAATCTTTCTGGTAAATTCTTCATTGGTTCAAGATACTTTAATAAATCCATAAAAACACCTCCCTTTCTTATTAACCATTTTCCGCGATTGCGTAAATATATAAGTCCCACTTAGTATTGCTTGTGGTAGGAACACTATCTGGACATAAAGCCATGGTAAGTTGTGCAGTTGATACGCATAACTTCGCATTTGTCCCCGTGTTCGGCACTTGAAGTCTAACACCGCAGTTGACATTTCTAGTATCTCGGACGACACCACTAACATCAAAGTTAAACATTAAACTCTCAACCGGTAGAAACGGCACATACGAAGTTTGAAATTTAATTTCATCCATGGTATATCCAAAAGGTTGTGATAATGCAAAGTCAAAAAAACCATTACTAGGGGTAAATTGCTTTCGTGCATATCTTGGAAGTACAGGTTTAGCAGTCGTATAATCGGGACGAAAATCGAACACGCCCTTGCATACAGCAATAAAAGGTAACTTACATAATGTGATAGGTTGTGTCACACGACCTAACTGGAAATATCTCGGTAAACGTGTAGATGTGTCCCACCATACGACATTAGAAGAATATTCCCACCGTTCAACTGGTGCATTGGATTGGAAAATGAGATGATCTTTTAGCCAATTCCACCAATTCTGCCACAAACCATTTTTAAACTCCTCATCTGTCGCATTATAAATATCAATAGGTGGAATGATGTTAAAATTTTTCAACAAATTTTCCAACTTTTTCACCCTAGCTTCTAACGCTGTCATGTCAGCTTGAATCTGAGTAATGGAGTTTTCAATATTGGAAATTGACTGTTTAATATCGGTAATTTCATTTTCAACGTTTGACACTCTAGTTTCGATGTTGTCTATACGCCGATTGATGTTTGTAATATCATTTTTAATATTGTTCAATTCAGTTTCGATAGACTGCAACACATTTTCAATATTCGTTACTCTAGTATCAAGTGCCTCATACTTCGCATACAAGTCCTTCAACGATTCTTCCACACTTTTCGCCCATGCATTAAATTCGCCATTAAATTCATTCAATGCGTCAATAACGTCATTCAACTTTGCCCAAAGCGCACAAACTTTCTGTAAAAGGCTTAAGCAATCATCAAAAAGCAAAGGAATTGTAAATTGATGATTCCAACAAAAGCCCAAATGCTCTTTCTCGGGCGGGTTGATAATAGGTATATTTACCATAGTTGCACCTCACTTTCATAATTCTACTTACATTATAACACAAGTTCCGCTTTCGTCAATCACCTAAACAGCCCCAAAAAATTGTGTTTCAGTTTATCACAAATTTCCGTCTCAAAATCCCAAACCGCTGTCGTGTAGCTCTGTGCATTAGCCGCGGCAGTCCCACTTGAACCCGTGTGAATCGTGCTATCATCAACATGATTTTTGCTCACATTTGTCAGATAATTGTCATCGAGCAAATCCGTTTGTCCTTGCGGTGTATCAAGAAACTTATGCCAATCATCGGAAGTATGAACGTTTTTGCTGTTGTCCGTTTCAAACATATTCTTTGCGTTATACGCTTCAAACCTCGCCTTAAGTTTGATATTCAGTTCGGGCATAATTCGCGCCATATCACCTCTCATGTGCTCACGAAACAAAAAGTCTGTCTCATAACCAATTTCCCACTCCAGAAAATGACGAATGATCATATCGTTAATAGGCTTTCTAAAATCCTCACTGAAAAGCGGATAATCGTCAAGTCCAAAAGCCGCAAAATCATAATTATCAAACAAGCTCTTATTAGACTTTCTGTCATTTCCGACTTGAGCATTCTGCAAAATATCATAGACATGGAGTGTATAAGCCGCCCCTACATCATACCAATACTTGTCATTGTCTACAAAATTAGTATCAATCATTGGAATTGTCATTGTTATCAGCCCCCTTCTCTTGAGATTCCAAACCAGCATTTTTTACGCTTTCCACTGTGTCCCTATTGGTATTCATAACCGTGAATTGATCTAGTAAACCAGCATCACCAATTACTCTGTCATTAAACGTTGCCTTAACATCAAGCCCGAACTTCGCTTTACATTGATCACAAAAATTCTGTCTTGCCGTCTCGTAACTATTTCTTAGCACCATTAAAGTAGGTGCGTCTTGCATCACTTCAAGGCTTGAAACTTGTGCAACTTTAGACTGTGTTCGCCCATTGACGCCCAACATAAACATAAAGTCCGACATTAGCATAGATTTCAACTGTTCAACATTTCCTGCAACAAAGGGTGCAGGTGTTTGGTACACAATCTGTCGGATATCATCATACTGACTTTTTAAAGGTGACATATCTCTTGTATATACAACTGGTTTGTGTCCAGCAATCTGTTCATATAAATTGGCAAATGTTAATTCCTGTCCATCGGGTGCATTAAGAATAGCTGGTGTATTTTGTGCTTTCAAATTGACATTTATACACCTGTCACACTCATACAGCAAAGCCGCAAAGTGCCGACATAAGCCGTCAATGGAAACAATGTCGTAATTTGTAAACGGGGATAGGCTAGCTGTAAGCGTCGCAACTTCTTTAATATCTCTAGTAACACTGTTCGTAAACGTCTGACACTGATACTTTGTTGCGCCACCGTACCATGTAAGTGTGCTTGCCGCCACACATTCACCAACAACAAAAAATTCAGATTCCTTCCATAGTCCCCCCAGCTTTCCTAAAACAAAATTTTCGTTCAAAATGGAATTCGCATGACGGTATATATCATCATCCTCGAACGGTAGTCCTTCAAACGTCCACGCATCAACCGCAATTCTACGCAGAAAACTGTAATATAGTCCAATCGTTAGCAGATTTTCCGCTTGTGTGTTCTGATTTTTGGTATTTCTTTTCAAATTGCTACACCTCACTTTCTATTGTTAACGTTCCACGTGGAACATGGAGCATGGAACATAGAGTGTTGACCCCTCACCCCTCACCCTCACCCTCACCCCTCAGCCCTTAACCTTCTACCTACATTTTACCAGATTGACCGTGATTGTCAATGATCAATTTTCAATGGCAAAACATTCGCAAAGTATTTTAAAGACCAATAAGGACAAAACATGCTTCGAGCATCAATTCCCCCTATTGGTGGTGGCGGTGTTGTTGGTTGCACAACCTCAGTTGTGCCGCTACCAGTTACACTTCCCGCGTCACTTCCAGATGGATTCACGGGGGCTTTTGAATCTGAGTCTGAAATTGTGCCTTCTCCGATTTGAATTACACCTGTTTGGGCTTGCATGTCTGAGAATACTCTGTTGTACTGTGTAGTTGTCCAACGATTGCCGTCATTTGCACCCGTTTTAGCGTTTTGACGTGCCATGACTAGTTTTATCCAATCACTTTCTGTCTCTCTCCCTGTTGTTCCCGTGAATATATCTTTTACAGCGTCCCAATATCCGCTGTCACGAATTGCAATGCTTGCGGCAGTTCCCACGGCATAAGCACCAACATTTGATACGTCATATCCCAAATGTTTTTGTATTTCACTTCTAATCAGACTATAATAGTTATTAAACATTGCCCAGTTTTGCATTTTTGAAAATTCTGACAAGTGTTTGTTTGTGTAATCAATGAAAAGCTGTTTTAAACCGTTGTTGCTGACAAGTTGCTCATTGCCGACACCCAAATCGATGTATGTTTGAAAGCCGCTAAAAAGATTTGGATAGTGCTGTATACAAAATTGCATAAAAGGAACTAGTCCGTAACGATAATCAAATTGATATCGTCCATACGCCCTTCCCTTATCGCCGTTTATATACCAACCGCTAGTGTCTGAATATTCTTTACCCGACTCGAAAACTTGCCAATTTATCCACATTCGCGCACCCACTTGCTCATCTTCTTTCTTTTCTTCTGGAACAGGCTGTGTCGATTCTGAATTTTGAACAACTATTGCCGTGTGTCCAGGCATGTGTAGAATGTCGCCAACTTGTAAATTGTCACCTGTTGTTAGGTATTTACTGTCACGCAATATGTCAAAAAGTCCTGTGTTTGTCAGCGCACCCAGTTCACTGTCTGTATTCATTCCCGTGCTGACTTGAATATTAAGACAGTTTAAAATACATGCAACTAAAGCAGAGCAGTCAGTTGCGCAAGGTACTTTAACGTCTTTAGGTTTCCACCCGACTTTTCGACACTCATTTGTAAAAGTCTCCCGTCTATGTTGGTTATATCCAACATTTTGATTATCACATGATTCTATCATAAGCGTAGCAATCGCACGGGCAACGTCTGGACGGTTGCGAATACGTGCAATCCAGTCCCAGCGCCTACCGTCTCCAGTTTGCGGAAACCAACCTGTTACGCGGACTTCAAGTCCGTTTTGATCTCCGTCTCTGCCGCCCCAAAGATTGCCGTTTTCATCTTTTGAAGCTTCACCAATATATGTTGCCATATCAACCGCCCTCACTTTCTGGAAAATGATTTTCTAAGATTTTGTCAGTGTGCTTATAGTTTCCGATACCGTGCCAAAACCACACGCCACTGTCAAGGCGATTTGCCATGTATGCAATTGCGTTTTGTGGTGCATCATTTGCAGTAACAATCGCACCGCTTGTGTGTACGTAATTCACAATTGGCAGAGAATCAATTACAATATCTGCTAAACTGCCATTGTAGTTATAGCCGTACATGCAGAAGTAGTTGTTAAATTTTTTGATATCTTGCAAAGACGGATAATACCATGCAACAGAAATCATAGGGAAAAGTGCGTTATACATTGCGATAGTTCCAGCAGGATTTCCAATTGTTAGGTCTGATTCTTCAAATTTTGCACCCAAATTTTCTGCAAAAGTTTCCGCGGCTTGCAGCTCACCTTTAATGTCAAGTGAAAAAAGATTTCCGATTGACGCAACGCCAAAGTTTCCAAAGTCACGCATAACACCGCTATTGTTTAGCTGTGTAGTCGATAACTGCACACTATCCCACGTACTACTTGCAAGCGAATAGTCTCCGTTTGCTCCGTTTCCGTACTGCTCTGGTGTTATAACAATACCGCCTAATTGTGACTGGTTAGCCGCCCACTTGAATTTAAACTTTTTGGCTAGCAGTGCAGACTCATCAAAATAACGGAAATCATATTCTTTAGCACTTCCACCGCAATTGACTGTTAACTTGTTAAATTGTGGGGAAGTGTAAAGCTTATTCCACAAAGGTTTTTCAACAAAGGATTGCACCAACTCAACCTCTCCTGTCCTGTTGTCAACCTTATCAAGATTTTCTCCGCTTATGTCAGTGGCAAAAAACTTTGGCACGTGATATGCTCCAATTATGTCTTCCTGTCTACCACACTTTGCATAGCGTTTAACTACTTCTAACGCTTGTGCTCTTGACAGCTTACTTGTGTTACTTTGGACTATGCCGCCGCATTCGCAAGGGTTGACAGATACCAACGAAAAGAAATTATTGATTTGCCCGTAATCGCCCATGGCGAAATTTGCAATTGCCGCGTAAAAATCACTTGAACGGTTTTCATAGGTGTCCGTATTGTTTGCGGTCATCAGATAAACGGAGTCGTCATCATCTTTTGAAAAGCCGTATTCGGTTCGGGCAATTTCCCACCTATCAACTTGTGTTGGTTCGGGGTAAAAGTTTGCAAAAAGCCCGTCACTTGCGGGGTGCTGTCTCATGACTGGTGATGGATGGAATGTGAATTTATCAAGGTAAGTCGCCCAATAATCAACAGACGTATTTACATATGTCAGTTTATTGTTAACATACTGATAATCTATAATATACGCAAATTCAATGCGTGATTCATTTTGATATGCCATGTAGTTATAGCGTTTTATTTCATCTGCTCTTACTGGACAGCGGAAAGTTTGCCCCTGTCTTTCCCACGTTACATTATCGTAGCGTTTATACGGAAGAACGCTGAGAAGTTCTTTTAAAAACCCCTCAGCGTTTCTTTCTGCTGGGATTAACAAGTGTTTACCGCTGTCGTCAAATGGCGAATCAAACAAGTATACAGTTGTCATATTATCCCCCCTCTATTAAGCATTTTTGCAAATTGCAACAGCATTTCCCCACGGTCTGATACCGTATGTCTGCCACACGTTCAAGTACTGATTCTGATACATTCCTGCGGCATTATAGAAGTCACCGCTTGTACTTAAGTTGTCGCGGTACTCGAAAGTATTAACATCTGCAAGCACGGCAAGAATGTTTTGATCATCTTTGATGGTTTTCCAATACTTTGTGACTGGGTCGATTGCAGAATCAAAATCAAGATAATCAAAGTTCGGGAAAGGTGTTACCCTTCCGACTAAGTCGGCTTTGCTCATGTTGAAAGCTCCAGCAAGTGTTTCAACGTTGCAGTTGACTAAAATGTCACTTCTGATGAACAGATATAGGCTGTCAGATGGTGTCCATGTGATAGCCGGTGTCGCGTCTGCAATTCCCTGTGCTGTTGCATATGCCTGATAATTGTTGAAGTCACTTGAAGCATGTGTGATATCAAGTGCGATTTTCTGAATGGCCTTGATAAAGCCGACAGATGAAGCGGCTGGGTCTGCATCATCCCATGGAATTTCCTTCTTAACTACTACGTTGTTTTTAACGGAAGTCTGAATCAACTTCTTGATAAGGTTTTCTTCTTCAATCTCGTTCCCACTGAAAAGACTTGTCACCATGCCCGTTACCATACTGTCAAGCTGCTCCCATGACGTGAAAGCACCTTCCATCAGTTCACGTGGAATAGTGACTGGGAACTGCCTTCTTCTGTTCTGTCGGAAGTAGCAAGTTTTAACGTCTGGTTTGGTGACATTTAAAAGTGTCGCTCCGAGTGTAATGTCATAGTCACGCCCCATAGCTGGATTGATATAGTTCATTTCCATATCTGTTCCGAGTGGAAAACCTTCTTTTTTCAGCATTGCATACTGATTGGTATACATCTTAGATTCCACGGACTGAATGACAATCTTGTTTACAACATAGTGAAGAAACTCATTCATAAATGGTGCATACTTTACAATTGGTGTCATGGCGTGACTAATAGAAGTCGCCACGGTAACTTCGCCTGTTCCCCTCATGTATTCGTTTGAGGAATTCTTTCTAGCATCGTTAAAAAGATTTACTCCTCGCTGTGCGCTTGACAGCGGTGTTGTTGTTTTTGCCATACTTTTATACCTCACTTTCTATATTAGCTATAATAGCTTAAAATGTCGTCTGTTGTAACTTCCTCTTTTTCTTCTTTAAGTTTTGGAGATGGAGAAATCGAAGTTGTTACACGGTTGAACAGCTCTAAGTTTTGTTTGCTAAGTCTGTCGTTTTCCGTTTTCAGTGTTGCGTTTTCTGTTGCAATTGCTTTCTCAGCTTCATTTGAAGCTTTTGCCATATCAAGCACATCCACAACGATTCTTCGCATTTCATCAACTGTCATTCCATCTGGAATTGAAAGCGTTGTCACCATCTTATCAATATCAATCATGCTTTTGCCCCCTCATAGTTAATATTAGCAAAGTGAAAACTGTGCTCCCATTCATATTCTGCTATTCTGCCTAATTCAATGGTGTGTCCCTCTTTTGGCATGTGCAGAAAGAAACCGTAGCCAATGTCAATGCCGACATGTCTACCTTTACCGCCAAAAGATGAATATAATCCGTTTCCTTCTGTTCCTAAAAACGGTGTAGTCTTTTCTACTCCGTCATGATAGTGTCCAGTGCTGTAATTTGCGACACCGACAACAGCGGAAACGAAGCCGCTACAATCATATCCAATTTTGCCACGCGAGAATGCTTTATAAGCAGCTAACTCTTGCGTTGTATACTTTGAAAAATAGGCGGGTTCGAGACTGATAAGTGTGTTCATCACTTCATCGGTTAGGACTTGCCCTTTTGCACCGTAAAAATATGCATATTCATCACGGTGATAAAACATATATAACGCCTTTTTAATCACTTCATAATACGTCATTCTTCACACCACCTTCCAACTCTGTTTTAATTTCCGATATCATTTCCCTAAGGGAATTGATTGCATTTGTAAGCTCTTTTGTTTCCTCTTTGTGAACGTCTGTCTGATACTTGATATAGTAACAAAGAATCAACGTCATACAAATTGGAAAGCCGACACTTGTAATCATTTGCGTAACTGTACTAATATCCATCACAAGACCTCACTTTCTAAAAAGGTGGGCGTGTCTCCACGCCCGTGCTGACAGTTTGCACAACTACCCCGTTCTTCGCGGTCTGTCTGGTAGTCCCTAACTATAGTTTAACATATATTTAATTTCTGTCAATAAGTACACGTTTGATTAAGTCATTAAATTTTTCGCTTGCCTGTTTTGAGCTTGCACATATTTGGGAAGTGCGTTTATAGTATAGCATCCATTGTATTATTTTTTGAGTTGATGGTAAATATAACTCAGTTGTTTGTAATGTGGTTTTTGCTTTATATTTTCCAGATACAATCACAAGTGGACAATGTTCGATGTGCGGCAGTATCACAGTTATTCCAAAATCCTCTATGTATATTCGGTTGGTTTTTTTAGATAACTCTGCATACCATTTCCATGATAGACTCTTGTATATGTCGGGATATATATTTTCTTGCCATGCACCCGTAATAGTCATGTCGGTTGTCTGTGACTCATAAACCGCAAGATGTTTAGAGACATGTGCATGTTTTGGCGGTTCGGTATATAAGACGCATATTTTTAAGTTATCATCATCAAGTTTTCTGTTAAAAATATAAACTTTTCCCTGTTCAAGTTTACGTGCGTCAATGTTGTAATAAACAAACAACGGGCTTTTTGGATTGATGCTATTTGCACATGCTACAACTTTAACGTCTTTTCTACGTCTGATTATTGTCGACAGTTGTTGACTATACCCTTTAAGAAATTCGTTTGTTGAAAGTGGAATTATTGTAGTCGTGTCGTCATCTTCGATAAACTCATCAAAAAATATAGTTTTAACTGAATCGTAGCCGTTACCCTTATATTTCATCCATGATGCTATTGATGAGCTATAGCCACATGGCGAATATATCCATTTATTATTTCTTCCTAACTCTTGTTTTCTATACACACCGCTATAGTAATTTAAGTTTGCTTCTTCTTTCCATAATGTTTTTTCAACATATGGCTTGATGTTGGCGACAGCGCCCCACGCTCTACCGCGGATAAGATAATCTTCACGTGTACGCATGTAAACAAATTGCGCACCTGTAGCATTATAGTCGTCAAACAAGCCCTTAAAAACAGAGTATGTTTTACCCGCAGAACGCTCACCAAATACAATGTAAACGTCGGCGTTTAAAGTATATAGTGATGGAATGTTAATATAGGTTTCGTCACCTACTGTTATATAAAGATTTTCAATTTCCATGTTATTCTCCTATCTTTTCTAATATAATGGGTGATAAGTGTTTGGTTTTTACCGTAAATTTTTCTAAACGTTTACTTATATCTTTATCTGTGTTCTCTTTCTTTCCCTCTTTTGTTATTATTGTCGGCTTGATGCTATAAACGTCTGTTCCAATCAAAGCTCCATATTCGGGTGAGATTGATAGAGTATAAGTGGTATCCTCTATCCAAGTTCCCCCATTATCATAAGTTGGGATTGAATTTGTTGCTGGGTGTAATATTGTACGCCCAGATACATCTTTATCAAAAGTTGTAAAAATTTCAAAATCTTCTATTGATGAAAGATAATTTACAGCTTTCTTTGAGAGTCCCGACACAGTCATATACAATTTGTTATCAGTATCTTGATATATATATTTCTTCGCACCAAAAGTCTTAAATTTCAACCATGCACCAGTGTCTTCTGTTTCCCAGTCAAAAACTCCTAAATCTGGTAGTTTATAATCTAAACCATAGCGTTTTATAGCTAAGTCGATTTTATATTTTGCATATTCGTTATACCCGTTTATTACGTCTAAACATTCCTCTCGATTTATAACTTTTGCGCTGTCTGTGTCACAGTAGAGCACATTTCTATCAATCTTCGACACTATATCATGCATTAAATGGTAGCGTGTCCACGCTGGTATAAAAACGCCAATTTGATAAGGTAAAAAACTTCTAAACGATTTATAAAATTTCTCAAGTTGCGCAGAAATTTCCTCTTTGTTTGTGATCGCACAGTGGTCTAAAGTCCACTCCGTGCCGTCAAGTGTGACAACATCGTGAATAGGGTCTTGAACAAACATGCCGTAAAAGGAATTTACACGGTTTTTGGCTTTTGCATAGTTTAATTCTTCGCCTTTTACATGCTTTAAACTCTGTTTGTTGTTGTAATACTTTAGCATTGTGCAAACAATGCCAGCTGGTAAATAGTCAGCTCTACAATAGTAACATTCATCTACTCGGATTGCATCAATCTTGTACATTCGCAAAATAATAGCAAGATCGAGACTAGTACATGTTGTTTTTATCATATCAGCCTTAAAAATTCTACCGTTGTCCAAAACACTATCGCTTGATACTTCACAATGTGATGATGATAAGTATGTCATCGTACCTCTTGCGCGAACGTTCTTTGCTGTGATTGTACAGATGAATAAATAGTTGTCTGTGTTGAGTAGACGTTTTAAGTCATATATATTCGCATTTGGCAAACGTTTAAGCGGTGCAACTGGGAATTTCTCTGTTGCGATTGCGAACGGGTACGCACTGCCAAAATCGTAACTATCAACATTTTCCATAATTTGTCCCGCGTACATGTAGTTAGCGTGTGTATAGCCGCCCATGAAAGATTTCCTACATATTACATATCTATCGTAGTCAAGCGAAGTGTTGCGGAACATCTTCATCCATTTGGAATCTTTTTTCATGATAGCACGAAGCTCATCACGTAAAAATCCCGTATTTGTGTACGGAAATTCAAAGAAAGGTTTACCTTCCTGTTCTTCCAACTGATGAATTTTTGCCACCATAATTTCAACGTCACGGTATGTATAGCGCTCCTTGTCTTGCGGCAACTTTTCGCCTGGTTTTACAATGTCGTTATAGTTCATTTCAAGCTTTTCAAGCCCTACATCTTTTCCACATGCCGCAAGACCCTTGTTAGTAAGCTTGTAACTACATCTAAATTCCAAAACATCGTCTATAATAAGATATAACGGTTCGTGAGTGTCCATATAGAAACCGCCTGTCATGGTGTGACCCTCAAGGTTTCTAATTATGGCTTCCATTTCATATGATAAGTTGTGTACATATATGATTAAGCGGTTTTCGCCTTGAGTTGCAAAAGTTTGATATTGACTATGAAAATAGTCGTATAAGTTTGACCATGATGAACATGTGTTATAGTTATAGTCACTATCCATTACAGACCAATGCCATGTGTAGATTATGTCACAATCTTCTGCTAAGTGTTCGTGTGTCGTTTCAATGTCAAAACAAAGAAACTTTTTACAATATGAAATTTTTTCTTTTCGTTTTGCCATTGTTTGCACCTCTCTTAAATGTCGTCAAAATCTTGATCAAGAGATAACCACTCTCCAGCACTACCTTCACGTTGTACATCTAAAAACCATGCGTCAAGGTCAACATCTTCTGGATTCATTACCGCTAAACCATCGAACCCACTACCTAGTGTATTTCCAGCCCAGTTAGCATAAGCAAGTAACTGTTCACTATCATACTGTTCACCTTCATGCGCTGATTGCCAAGTACCCATATATGTTGTCATTTTCTTCCAATCTTCAAAAGATAGATTTTTGAGTTTTGGGTGATTCTCTAACATTTTCTGGTATGCTTTATTTTGTAGCTGTCTATATCCCGTGTAAGTGGACTGTTTAGCATTTAATATCTCGATTGCGGTTGATACTTTTTTCTGAATAGTTTGCAAAGATAAGCCTTGATACTTAATGTCAAATCCTTTATATCTATCGTAGACAGGATTTATTTCACCAGTATAACGTTTACCGCGCTCACTAAAATATTCTCTAAGAGTTGCAAGTCTAGTTTGTGCTCTCTTGCCTAAAGTTCTAAGCAACAGAAGTGATTCATCTTTTGTGTAGTGTTTCTTGAGCAAGACATACTTTCCATTGGACACATCGTATAAAATCCCTTTTGCGCGTTGGACTTCGCCAACACGCTCTTTTTGCTTACTTGCCATACTCCTCTACCTCTCTTTCTGTAAAAGGCTCGATATAGCCGCTTGCTATTGCACTTTGTATCATTTGATCGGCTGTCATGTGATACAATGCTGCGTAAATTTCGAGTGAGCTTCTAACTTCTCTATAGTACTTGAGTCTTAAAACGGGTGTTTTGATATCGTCTAAAGCTCTCAAAACAATAGCGTGCTGAAGTTCTAATAATTGGCTTTCTAAATACATATATTTGTTTACCTCACTTTCGTTTTTTTATTCTAACATGTAATTGTGAACAAATATACGATACTTTGTTAATAAATTGTTAACATTTTATGAATTTAAAAGGGGACTTTTCAGTCCCCTAGCAGATGCAAAAAAACGAACAAACTTGATTAGTTTCCGTTCATTATTTGGTTGTCAACCGCACTGTTGACCGTTTGCCATGTTTAAAAGGTTCTTACCATGATTTTGAAGAATGACTGTCCAGAGTTTCTTGAAATCCCTGTTGTACACTCAATGATGAAATCATGACCGTCAGCTTGCGCTTCCGTTAACAAATCAGCAATCTTGTCAATTTCACGTGCAACACCTGTTGCGTAGATTCCAAAACCTTCTTCAGTTTCCATACAGAGATAGTAAGTGATTTTTCCTGTCACATCATCAGTACCTACTACAATTCCTAACAGCTTACCAGATGGTTTTGCATCCTTCGCAAGTGCGGTTGTACCGTTAATTTTTACAAGCTTTACACATTTTTCATCTCCAGATACAAGTTCAAATTTCTTCATAATTTTAAGTCTCCTTTTTTGTGTTATTTGTTTGAAGTGTAATGTTATGTAGTATTGATCAAATTAGATTATATTGCGTGTTGTGTTGATCCTACGGCGGTAAACCAGATACATATATGCCGTCATCTACGCAACTTGTAGAAATTGCGATAATGTGTTTTCTCCCCATTGTTAAAAGTGAAAGTGTAATACGTCTCTTTATCCGTTTGCACTTTTTGCAACGTCCCTCGAATCTGATTTGTATAGTACCCCTCGCAGAGTAGAATGGAATCAAGGTCATAATAATTGATTGCTCCATCATTTAAAGTCTCCTTTATAGTGGTGCGCTTGTCTACAAAGTTGATACATGCTCCTGTTGGTACGTTCACACGTCTGATTTGTTTTCCCATCGTCACTCCTCATCCTCATGTGTTTGCTCGTAAATTGTATATTTTACAGCTTCTTCGATATCCTCAACCCCTAAAACTTCTTTAAGATCTTCGCCTTTTCTCCCTATGATTGCTAAACATGTAGATAACTTATCAAGTAATTCTTCCGTATATCCTTGTATTGTGTCAAAATCGCCGTCACAAATATTTGATACAATAGTACGGTTCACGTCACATAGTATTATCAGTGCCGCATTTGCGGCAATTTGCTTCATCATTTTCTTTACTTCAACATTCTCAAGCGTTGCCATGTGTACACCGTTTTGTGTTAGCTTTCCAGCAACCCTAATCAAAGTTATCTTCTCATTGTCTGACATTTTTTCAATCCTCACTTTCTTATTTTGTGTTAGGTGGTATATATCTTTGTTACATGTATATAGTACCATGGTTTGATTTTTTTGTCTACTGATATTTTTTAATTACATGTACGGATTTTATTGATCTTTTATAGTTCATAGTTTGTTAATATTCGTTACATAATTTGTTCACAC